TTAGGCTGGCTAAAGTTCAATCTGAACAAAATAGGGTTGCACAAGAAACTCAACAAAATGTAGTTCAAGCTCCACAGCCAGTGTATGATGAGCCTAAGCCTGATGAAAAAGCAGTAGCTTGGGCAGAAAGAAACTCATGGTTCCAAAAGGACAGAGTAAAAACATATACTGCAATGGGTATTCATGAAGATTTAACCAATGAAGGTTATGATGGTACTGAAGATGAATACTATCAAGAAATGGACAAAAGATTGCAAAAGGTTTATCCTGATTTAAAATCAGATGCTAATAAAGATGCAAACCCATCTGTGCAAAGGGTAGCATCTGCTTCCAATGGAAGTAGGCAACAAGCACAAGGCAAGAGAACAGGTATTAAGATTTCATCTGACCACCTCTCTGTTAAAAATAATATAAAGCCAAGAGGCATGACTCAAGAGGACTGGCTCAAAAGAATTGGCAAAGAAATGTTAAAAATTGAAGGGAGAACATAATGGATTTAGATAAAGTAGAACAAAATACTCGTTCATCGCGTGAAGAAGAGCAACACGATAAAAGTGCTAGAAGAAAACCATGGCAACCTGCAAGAATGTTGGAAACACCACCTGCACCTGAAGGCTATCAGTATAGATGGATAAGGTCAGAGTATGTTGGTGTTGAAGATAGGAACAATGTTTCTGCTAGGATGAGAGAAGGTTGGGAGTTCGTCAAACAAGAAGAAATCCCTGACTTCCCTTTACCTACAATAGAACATGGTAGACATGCAGGTGTTATAAGTGTAGGTGGACTGATATTAGCTAAAATACCAGTAGAAACTGTTGCTGAGAGATCAGATTATTACAAGAACAGAAACATTCAACAGAATGAAGCTCTTGATAATAATATGTTTAATGAGCTTGATGGCAACAATAGATATGTTAAATATTCTAGTGATAGACAGTCTAAAGTTAATTTTGGAAAAAAAAGGTAGGATATAATTATGGCAAATAAAGATGCCTCTTTTGGTCTGAAACCTGTAAGAATGATGGGAGGTTCACCTTACTCAGGTGGGCAGTCTCGTTACAGAATTGCCGCTAACTATGGTACAAGCATTTTTCAAGGTGACATTGTAAAACAAGTCACTGGTGGAGGTGTTGAAAGAGCCGCTGCTTCTTCAACTGTGCCTGTAGTTGGTGTCTTTAATGGATGCATGTATACAGACCCAACCACATCAGAGCAAGTATTTAGCAATTTTTACCCTGCAAGCACTAATGCTTCAGATATAATTGCTTTTATCATTGATGACCCTAATGTGGTATTTGAAGTACAGTCTGACGATACTTTCCCAGTAGCAGACCTGTTTGGTAATTTCGACATTGTTGATACCAACTCAGGAAGCACTACTACAGGAATTTCAGGTATGGAGTTAGACTTGTCAACAGGTGCAACTACTACAACATTACCTTTGAAGGCTATTGATATTTCTCAAGACCCTGATAACAGTGATGTAAGTACCTCTAATACTAATGTATTGGTTGTGATTCAAAATCATATTGCTGGCGTTAAAGGCGCTGGTTTAGCATAAGGAGTTAAACAATGGCAATAAGTAGAGCGCAACTAGCCAAGGAGCTAGAACCCGGACTAAATGCTTTGTTTGGGATGGAATATGATGAATACCAAGGAGAATATGAAGAAATATTCTCAATCGAAGACTCAGATAGAGCCTTTGAAGAAGAGGTATTAATTGTAGGATTTGGTGCCGCACCAACTAAAGAAGAAGGTGCTGGGGTAAGTTTTGACAATGCAGGTGAAGGTTACACTGCTCGTTATACACACGAGACAATAGCCTTGGCTTTTGCATTAACAGAAGAAGCTATAGAGGATAATTTATATTCACAGCTCGGGAGTAGATATACAAGAGCTTTGGCTAGAAGTATGCAACACACCAAAGAAGTTAAAGGTGCTAATGTATTAAACAATGCATTTGATACCAACTTTGCTATTGGTGATGGGCAACCTCTTATTTCTACAGCACACCCTTTAACAGGTGGTGGAACTGCTAGAAACAGAGCAAGCACTATGGCTGATTTAAATGAAACTTCTTTAGAGGATAACATCATTGATATTTCAACCTTTGTTGATGACAAAAATCTAACTATTGCAGTTAGACCTGAAAAACTAATTGTGCCACCACAGTTGGTGTTTGTAGCTGATAGGCTTCTTAACACACCGGGCAGAGTTGGAACTTCAGACAATGACATCAACTCAGTTAGAAATCAATCTTCTATACCAAATGGTTTCTCAGTTAATCATTATCTCAATGACCCTGATGCATATTTCATCTTGACATCTGTGAATAGTGATGGTGAAGGACTCAAAATGTTTGAGAGATCACCAATGGAGACAACCATGGAACCTGAGTTTTCAACAGGTAACATTAGGTACAGAGCAAGAGAAAGATATTCTTTTGGTGTTTCAAATTGGAGAGGAGTGTTTGGTTCCCAAGGAGCTTAATATTCTTAACCATAAAAAAAGGGAGCTTATGCTCCCTTTTCTTTTGAGTTAATTCTCTTCTTGATGTTTTGTAAATTTAAAACCTTTGTGTTGTTCTTCAAACATCTTATCTAATATTCTTTCTATTTTAAGATTTTCACCCTTCATCAATTTTACTTGAACAACATCTTCAGGTCTAAAGTTTAAAGATGTTTCAATGTCAAACTTATTATCAGCATGTATTCTCTTTAGGCATTGAGTAATAGTCATTACCTGCGAGTGTGTCAGTGTTATTTTCATTATGCTACCTCAAGTTTGTTTGCAAGAACTTCTGCTTCAATTTCTTCAAAAGATTTGTAAGACCAACCATATTTTTTTCTTGATGATTTGGTCATACTTATACCCAAGTCCTTTGCTTGATTACTAACATCAAGTTTATATTGTTGTTCAGCAAGAGTGCTGATGCAAGCCTTATCCCATTTGGCACGACTAATCCTCTTGTACCTAGAATGGGTTGTCTTGTAATAGACCCACTTATAACCAATGCTTCTAGTTTGCACAACACGATAACCATTGATGTAAACCCACCACATATTTTTTGCTATATCCATAATTTTCTCCTTTTATGATTTTTTATGTATTACTAGATTATAACACTTTTTAATACCTAATGCAAATATGAAATTGACCTTACATACAAAAGTTATCTTTGCTATACTGATTTAAAACCAAGGTAACTTGTTGTTTCAACTGACTTGGCAGACTTACTCCAAAGATGAAGCAACTTATTTAGTTAGGAGAAATTATGGCTAAATCAACATTTTCAGGACCGGTCAGATCATTAGCTGGTTTTATTTCATCAGGTAATGCTTCAGTTGTAAGCTTAACTGCTGATACATCAATAACAGTGGATTCACATGCAGGTAAGGTGCTTTTGTGTAATGATGCTGATGGTAAGTTTACTTTACCATCCATTGTCTCAACTGCTCCTGATAGCAATGATGACCCAAACCAACTTAACAATCTTGGGTCAACATTTACATTTGTAATTGTAACTGCGGCTACTGACCTTGATATTAAAACAGATGGTACAGATAAGTTTGTTGGTGGACTTTACACTGGTGTAGATGATGCAACTGGTAAAACTTTTATTTCAGGTGCATCTAATGATGTCATCACAATGAATGGTTCAACCAAAGGTGGTCTTGCTGGAAGTATTGTAACTGTGACTGCTATAGCATCCGCTAAGTATGCTGTTGAAGGCATAATCTTAGGTTAAGGAACTTTAGTTACACCATTTGCTGACGCATAATTAGGAGCTTAATATGTCCACAAGAATGACAGGCAGTGATGTTAAAACTGCAACTACTACATCCAGTGCAACTGGTGGAGTTGCTTTAACATCAGGTAGATCAAGGCTTAGAGGATATGTGATTGCTGGTGGTTCATCAGATGGAACTGTAACTTTTAGGAATGGTTCTGTTACAGGAACTACTTTGTTTATTGCTCCATGCAATGCTAATGACACTGAAACATTAAACATACCTGATCAAGGTGTGTTGTTTGAAAGTGGCATACATGTGGTTTTAAGTAACATTGACAGAGCTACTATCTTTACTTCTTAGATTTAATCAAATCATAGCCTTAGCAATAAGGCTATGTATTTAAGATGGCTGTAAAGAAAAAAA